ATAAAGCCTTCACAAATTCACTGTCATATTCAACTTCCATTGATACATGGCGGGCACCAAAACGGCGCATATCACCTTTTGCTTTTTTTCCGGGCGATATGTGGAAATAATCTGAATACAGAACAGAATGAGGCGATGTGATTATTATTGTATCGGGCCTTATTCCTGAAATCCTTCCTGCAGCTTCCAAATATGCGTCAGTTGTTTTTTGAATTTTCTTTTCCTCTCCGTGCCCTATTTCAGGAAGTATAATCGGCGGATGCGGCACTATGAACGCTCCCTTTAACGGCATACCATTCCCTCCTTGCATCAGATCGAAACATACCTGTATCTAATATAAGCCGTACTGTATATTTTTATTGAAATACCAGTTAAATTGTATCATTACAATCTCAAGATAACAACAATTGTTGAAATCCAGGTACAGCTTAGTAGATTACCCCGGATGATTTCCCCTGAATCAAGGCCTGAAGAATGCCGCTATAAATGATGAACCCCTGAAAGCTTTATACCTTCAGGGTTTCATAGCTAAATAAAATTCATACCAGTCCGGAATACTTTTCAAAAAATTTGAGCATTTTATCAATTACAGCTTGCTTTTTTGCAGCCCTGTTGCCACCGCCAAAGCGTGAGACAGGAGGCATGATTTTATCAATTGCTGTTCCGGTTGTTTTCAGGACTCCATCGCGGAAAGCATTATCAATAAAATGCCTGGTTTCTTCAGGTTTTAATTTATCTTCTTCGATGATTGCCGAAAGTTCCTCATCTTTACGCTCATTTATAAACTTGCGCCAATCCTCATCAATTTTTGTCGAAACATTAATTTGCTCAATAAAGCGCTTAATCAATTCCTTTTTGCTGCGAAGTTCAATACTGGAATTAATGGCTTTATCGATGGTGGTCAGGATTGTTTTATCTTTACAGTTTGATTTCTGATATTTGGCTACAAGCATAAGGATATAGTCAATGTTTACCTCTATCTGCCTGATAAGTTCAATCTCAAAAATTATGTCATCATTAATAGTTTCCTTCTCTCCATCAGTTCCTTTTCTATATTCCTGGTACAGGTCGATATAAATACTCTGATAGTCTTGAAAATCCCTTTCCGGCAAGATCTCATTCCCCTCGAAGTCGTCAAAAGAGGTAAGAATGTTTCTGAGCCGTAAAATTGAACCAAACAGCCGGATAAATTCTTTCTCTGCTTTTTCTCCGCGAATTTGCTTTCCAAGGGGGTATTTTGAAGTAAGGGCGGCTATCAGTTCTTCATAGCCTGGTTTGTGCTCACCTTTTTCATCATATCCCTTATAATATTCCTCATATGTTCTCAGGAGGACGATACCTCCTGCATCCTTATTGCCAAAAAGAGCAATGGCTTTATCCGTTTCTTCTTTCAAATCCCTGAAGCAAACAATATTGCCATATGTCTTTACACTGTTTAAAATACGGTTTGTTCTTGAAAATGCTTGAATCAATCCATGCTGTTTCAGATTTTTATCCACCCACAGAGTATTTAGCGTTGTTGCATCAAAACCGGTTGGTTATAATGTTCAAAAGTGTATGCCTGGCAAAAAAGGTCCTGGTAAAATCCAAAAGGTCCGGGATGATTTTGTTGTTAGCATCTGCCCAATAGCTGGTAAATTCAAAGCTATTGCTTGTTTTTTTGCTCCTTTTGCGTTCAGAAACACTTTGTTCTTTAATATGAGCGTTTCTTGTGGTATTACTGTAATACTTTGTATGGGTTCCATTGGAAATAACGAAAATTTGCACATACTCAAACAGTCCGGAAGATGCCCAAAAGCTGTCGCGCTGGTACCGGTTGATTTGATTGAAGGCCTCACGGATGGCAACGCCGCGACGTTTTAATTCCACATGAACCAGGGGCAATCCGTTTATAAGGATCGTTACATCATAACGGGTTTTATATTTTCCTCCGGTTTCTTCATACTGGTTAATCACCTAGAGGCGATTATTATGGATATTCTTCTTATCCAGAAGGTAGATATTCTTAGTTGTTCCATCCTCACGTTTTAAAACCTGTACATGGTCTTCCTGGATTTTTCTGGTCTTTTCAACAATACCCTCATTGGTATTGGCAATACATTCTTCAAAAAATTTATTCCATTCATTATCCGTAAAGGTGAAGTCATTGAGCAACTCAAGCTGTTTCCTGAGATTTGCTGTCAAAGCAGCTTCATCATGAATTGACAGATATTCATACCCCTGCGAAGTTAACTGCCGGATAAAATCCCGTTCGAGATCGGCTTCACTCTGATATTTATCGGAACGAGTGTTTAACTCGGCTGAATATTCGGAAACAACCGTTACTTCATCGGTACTGGCAACGATGTTATATATGCTCACGCAGATACCCCCTTAAAAGATAATAATTTATTCCTGTAGTATTCATATTGCTTCCGGCGGGCCTCAATTTCAGCAGTCAGCCTGCTTGCAAGGCCACTATGCAATGTTTCAAAATATTCCATGATGGTGACAATACGTTCCTGTTCTTTCATTGACGGCAAGGGAATTAATATTTTCTCAAGTTTATTCGGAGAAACTTCTATTACCTTTGTACCTTGAGCAATTTTGCATTTTTGGATAAAAAATGAGGAAGTTTGAAAATAATACGAAATATACTTTGGATTTTGATTATGTTTAAAGATTGCTGTATGTCCGCCGGTAACAATTTCATTCTTTCCCAGCCATGCCACACATTTGCATACATCTTCAACATTCTCACTTGTAATGGCAATAATAATATCACCCGTGTTCACCTTTTTCAGACCTGAAGCCAAATACGGTGAAACAAACGATATTGTTTCATTGGCAAAAGTACCGTAATGGGTATAAATTTGTCCATAATGGATACATCCAATGCCCTCATCCGTAAAATCCTTTTTTTGCAGACCGCTGCCCCGGATAAATGTGCCAATGTCTCCCAGCTTCACTACCGGCACATCATCACCAAAAGTAAAAAGCAAGTCCCTATAATACTCATATTGCCTTTTCCTTGCCTTGAGTTCCGCTGAAAGCTCTTCTGTAAGCTCTTTTGAAAGCTCCGAGAATCTGTCCAGAATACGGACAATTTCCTGCTGTACAGGCAGTGGCGGAAGAGGAATTTTAAGATCTCTTGCAATAGTCCAATGACGGTTATATCCTCTCGATGGTATATCAAGATTACAAAAGGCATAATAAACATATTTTGCATTTATTGTTTCATCAACCGGAATGAGTACTTTTGTTCCGCTGTCACCCTGGGCAAATTTCTGATCAGCATATTTTATTACTCTTGTATGATCTCCAAAAATAATACAAGGTAATACAGGCGGTACAGCAGACTCATCATCAGTATATGCGGAAATATATGCCTGGCTTTGGTCTATTATCGGAATACTCCCCACCTCTTTGTAATCTTTTTTTGAAACACACCTGGAAGCATTTCTGCTTTTTAATATTTCCCCCAAGGAAACAAATTCCACTCCATTGGTGCAAAACTCAGAAATCAATATATCCAGTCTGCTCATTTTCCCACCTCGATTTCTGAGATAATTTTTTCTATCTCATTCCGTAATTCCTGCTCCCTTGCTACAATTCTCTCTATTTCATCATTTAAAGCTGCGATATCAATCCTTTCCCTGGTATCCTCCTGCTCCACATAGGTTGAAACAGAAAGGTTATAATCCTGCTTTGCAATTTCACTGTTTGGTACAACCCTGGCAAAGTGTTCAATATTCTTTCTCTCTATGAAGGCGTTAAGAATCTTATTAATGTTTTCTTCTGTCAACTTATTGTTATTTGTTACTTTTACAAACTCTTTCGACGCATCTATGAACAAGGTGCTGTTATAAGATTTCGACTTTTTCAACACCATAATGCATGTAGCAATACTGGTACCATAAAACAGGTTTTCCGGTAACTGAATAATACAATCGATGTAGTTGTTGTCTATAAGGTACTGCCTGATTTTCTGTTCAGCACCGCTACGGTACATTACACCGGGAAAACAAACGATAGCCGCCGTTCCATTGGTAGCCAGCCAGGAAAGACTATGCATAATAAATGCAAGATCTGCCTTGGATTTCGGAGCCAATACTCCTGCAGGGGAAAATCGTGGATCATTGATAAGAATCGGATCACTGTCACCTTTCCATTTGACAGAATACGGCGGATTTGAAACAATAACTTCAAAAGGCTCCTCGTCCCAATGTTTCGGTTCGGTAAGAGTATCACCCAGAGCTATATCGAACTTATCATAGTCAATATCATGCAGAAACATATTAATTCGGCATAAGTTATAGGTTGTAATATTTATTTCCTGCCCAAAAAAACCCTGGCGCACGTTTTCTTTTCCTAGAATTTTTGCAGACTTCAATAACAGAGAGCCCGAACCGCAAGCAGGGTCATAAACTTTATTTACCTCGGTTTTTCCCACTAATGCAAGTCGTGTAAGCAATTCCGATACTTCCTGGGGTGTGAAATATTCACCGCCACTTTTTCCGGCATTTGATGCATACATACCCATCAGGTATTCATAAGCATCTCCAAAGGCATCAATGGTGTTATCCTTGTAATCCCCCAGTTTCATTTCTGCGACGGTATTCAGGAGTTTAACCAGCTTTTCATTGCGTTTTGCGACAGTAGTACCCAGTTTGTTACTGTTTACATCAATATCGTCAAACAAACCTTTGAAATTATCTTCGCTTTCAGTTCCTTGCGCGGACGCTTCAATATTATTAAAAATCTTTTCCAGTGTTTCATTAAGATTCTCATCATCCTTTGCGCGGGCACGGACATTTTCAAAAAGCTCGCTGGGTAAAATAAAAAAATCCTTTGTCTTCACAAGATCCTCCCGAGCCTCTTCAGCTTCCTCATCAGACAGCTTTGCATAATCAAATTCCAGGTTGCCTGCTTCCCATTCTCCTGCATTTATATAAGCCGTAATATTTTCGGATATATAACGATAAAAAAGCATACCCAGGACATATTGCTTGAAGTCCCACCCGTCAACGCTGCCTCTCAAATCATTGGCCATATTCCATATCGTGCGGAACAGCTCTGCACGTTCCTGCTCTTTTCTATTATCAGCCATAGTTAATTCACCCCTGTTTTATATAAAAATCCAGTATGCTTACATGAATCCATTCCTTATCTCAAGACGTTCATAAGATAAGCAAACAGCATATAATTATTTCTTATATCACCGTAATACCTGCGCATTCTTATAAAGAAAATACTATACCATGAACTCATGGTTATGGCTAATTATATCAAAAATACTCAATGTCGCAAAGTGTTGGTATTTAGTATACAAAAGGGTTATATGGTATTTTGTCTCTGTTTCCGTACAAAAGCAGAATTATTCATAAAAAATAAAAGCCGCAATTCCTTGCGGCTTCTAATTTTCTTGGTTGCGGAGGTCCGCAATACACATTATGTACTATTCATAGTTAAAAAATATCCCGGTCAAAACCGGGATAATAAACTATCAATCAGGAGGATTAATTTGCCTTGGCATTGTATACTTTAGTAATCAATTCCGGCAGATACTTAAATATCTGCAGTTGTCCGGTCCCTTCAAGTTTTGCAATATTAACAATCAGCTCTATACCCTGTTTCCATTCTCCAGGATGATCAGTTGCTTTTTCTATAATCTCCTGCCAGGTTAAGCTATTCTCAACATATTGAATATGGGGATGCTTAAACCAATGAGTCCAGTTCGTACTGTTTAAAGCTGTTTGGACAACACCGTACATTGTCCCTTTTGATTCTATTACCAGTCCGTTTCCGATATACACTCCAACATGTCCTTTTTTATAAACGCATATTCCTGGAATCTCAGGGAGTGTATTGATAGGTCCTTTTTCCTGTGCAAGCTCAAAGGTACCGTCAGCACTTTTGTCCGTCCCGGCATCATAAACAGGATCCGAACCATCCCACCACAGGTACGATTTTATAAGGCCAATACAATCTGCGGTGCGTTTTCCGATGTAATTTTCACGAATAAAGTTCTCATATTTTTTAATATTATCTGGGTATTGATTAAGTTTACGTTGCAGGAGATCAGGTGTGAGAACTTTTCCGTATGTACCGTACACATACCCCCAGCTCTCAGCCAGGGCTTTCTTACAATGTTCTACTAACCCTAAATTGTTTTTCATGTTTATGCACCACCAACAGACCCATTAATGTTGCCGTCATCGGCCCAGTCTTTAGCCATGTTAAACCATTCCTGCAGCTTTTCCCGGAGCAATTCTTCCGGAACAAATATCTTAAACCACGCAGGTATTAAATCGTATACGGTCCGGAATACTGCTTCAAATTTCTTTTTACCCTCTCCTGATGAAAATGCCATTTCGGCAGCAAGCATCATTTTGTATGCAAGCGTCCTTAATGCTTCCCATTTTTTCTGAATAATTAGCATTAGTATAATGATCCCGAACACAAGGATGACGACAACCGAATTCCAGTTCTGAATAATAAGATTCTTCATATTATCAAGTCCTCCTTATTCTCCGGCAGTTTTTCCAGCCGGTCAATTCGTTTGTGCGCTGATTTTGTGGAGGCCTCAACTAATGCAAGGCGTTCCGCATGATATGAAACTGTAGTCTTTAGCTCTTTCATATCCGTTTTAATGTCATTTACATTTCCGGAAATAGTTCTTAGTTCTGTCCGAATTTCGCTCATTGCAGATACCTTTTGCTCACGTTTTGATAACATGGATGATATGCTAACTATAATCGCTGTTAAACCTGATATAATTCCGATAATTACAGTTATTTCAGACCATGAAATGCTTTGCATGTTGACCGCCTCCGCACAAATCATTTTCAATCATAGAATATCAAAAGGTTTTTCATGGTATTGCAACAAAAAAAAGAGTGGTATTGCCACTCTATTTAAGCTTGTATTTCTTTTTGTATTCAAGGTATGCCTGGTAGAATTGATAAGCGACCGAATTCATTCCCTGTTTGATGGCGCGCTCAGCATCCTTCCTCTGCTGTATTGATAAACTTTTATCCTTTTCCAGGTCCCTGATTGCCTTTCTTCCTTCTGAGAATTGCTTCGAGAGAACATTATGCGCATCCTGGAACTGTTCCATTAATGTTACAGCTTCGGCCAGTTTTTCTTTGTCAAGATGCTTGACTGCCCTGGGAATCCCTTTCTTCATTTCATTAACATACCGGGTTATTTCCTGGCCCGCAGTATAGAACCTGTCCATTGATTGGTTTGAATAGGCTGCATCTACAATGAATTTTTTGACTATTGGGTACTGGGTCACATCACCAGGATCCATAGCCAGATCCTTACCTATATCCGGTAACCGCCAGAGGAAATCACCAACAGCACCAGTATAAGCTTTAATCAGGTAATCCACTTTTTTAGGAGAAATATCTTTGGATATTTCCCCAAGGGCTTTTGATAATGTGCTGGTTTTAATGTCGTATCTAAGGTAAGGGAACTCCTGTTCATCTGCTGCGGATTCAATTGGCGCACCGGTCCATGACTTGTTTGCCGCAACTTCAACAACCGGAGCTATGGCAGATGGTACTACATCCACTTCAAAGTTTGCTACGAATTGCTCCCATAAGTTCTGCCAGGCATCCGGGTTATTCTCCAGGAGCTTATTAAGGAATATTTCCGGAACGCTACCAAAAATCCAGGCGTAGCCATGAGGTTTCGGTACCATTATGAATTTGCCTTTACCGATCCACACATTCCAGAATAGCGCTTTTCTCCATTCCGGAAGTTGTTCGTATGCTTTCCTTCGTTCATCATCTGATATATTGATGAAGTAATTCACCAGTGTTGGCAGGGTAGCATACAGCAAACCACGAAGAATCGTTCGTAACGGATATTTCTTAAAGGTTTCAAATAGTCTGGCATTGCCCTGTACCCAGGCATTAAAGAATGCTGTTATTTTATTGTATTCTCGGCCTAATGTGCCGGCCTGGAGGAAGTCAACCGACAGATCCCTACCCCATGCTGCAGCGGTTTCAGGATTCACTCCTTTTTTCAAGGCTTTTTTAAACTCAGCCACACGCGGACCCAGTTCGGACCATCCAACCGCATCACGGATAGTTCGGAAGGGGAGCCCAAGCAAAGCTTTCATGGAATTCCAGGCTTTGTTTCTGGTACGTTCATTGTTATTGAACTTCAATTCCTTGAAATCAGCGAATATTCGCTGAATCATGGTTCCAATATCATATCCATATCCCAGAAGTTCATCCTCAGTTAACTGAGCATCCTGCCGGGTATTAACATTGAATACTTCAGTCCCGCCACCATGCCGGATAAATTCCCGGTAATGCTTGTCCTTTAGCATTGCGCTGACATAGCCCTTAAATATGTCAAGCGGATTCAGACCGGCTCTTGACTGAATAAGAGAGGTAAGAGTGTCCCTGGCCATATTCCGCATCATAAAATCAACTGTTGTCACAGCACCTGCCTGAAGAACCCGTTTTGGTATATTCAGTGCTCTGATAAGGAAATGACTTGCTTGTCGGTTTAAGCCTTTAATGGCTCTGTATAATTCTGGTTCCACAAGATAAAGATGGGGCTTGCCATTCTCATAAATAGTTATATCTCCATCCCGGCCTATAAATAATGGCCTGAAAACTTTCAGGGACGTTTCCATCTGTTCATCCGTCATGCTCTCAAGTGCTTTTTTAAGGTCTTCGTTTTGTGTTTCCTCGGCCATATCAATCAGCTGTTTCTTTATTTCGTCAACAGTAAATTGTGTCATCTTTAACCCAGGAGGAACGGCTTCCATGATGTCCCCAAAACCGTCAATGGTTTCAACAGCTTTTTTCAGATCCCGTAGTATCATATTTGCCTCAGCTGCACGGCGAATTATATATGTATCCGCAATAATGCTTTCCAGTGGATCAATAATTGTTTTCCCGGAACCTATCGCTTTTTTAATAACCCTTTTAGATTGCCCGAGAGTTCTGCCGGAGCCGGGCTTATGCGTCTCAACCGCTTCCATAATACGGTGTAACGGCATATGGTTCGGGTTGTTTTTGCGTATCTGCTCTACATCGCTTTTAGTAAGAATGCCACTGTCTACCAGCAAGTCAAGGTTATTATCTTCCCACTTTCTAAGGCCTTCAAATACCTGTTTGAAGTGCGGATATCTTTCTTCCATCGCCGTAATATTTGCTTTATACACGTAATACGGCTGAGGCATATTTAATTCGCGCTCTTCATAATCCACCGCGCGCCTGGATACCAGGTAAGACAGAAAATCCTGGTGTTCCTGGATGGGATCCCCACCGCGTTTTTTAATGTTTTTTACAGTGATAGGATCAAGTATTTCTCCCAGGGATGGGCCAACAACATTATTTTTAAGATCAAGCTGTTTGTCTGTGAACATATTCTGGATTTTCGCTTCCAATCCTGAATATGTTCTTGTGGCCATGTCAATATTACGGCCACGGTACCCGGCCTCTTCAGCTAATTGCTGAATGCGCTTGAACGGGCCTTTGTCATTGATCCAGTTATCGTAAAACCAGTGAGCAACATTTTGGGGGGTTTGCTTTGTCGATTTCCGGCTTTCACCCCTGGAAATATCGGCGTATATACGTTTGTTGTATGGAAGGTGTGTGTATTCGCTGATAGCATAACGGAGCTGGTTGAGAAAATCCAAAGTATCTCTACTCAGCTTCGATTCAAAATGCCCCAGGAAACCAGGTGCTTTTTTTAATAATCCATCAGGATTGGTTAAATATAGCCTGAGGAACTCTGCTATACCTTCAGCACGGATCTGTTCTTTGGAATATCCAGAACGGGATGTAGCGGCTCCCAGGCTTAACAATTCAGAATCAAATTGACTGGATTTGCTGAAGCCATAAAGTTTATCAAAATGATGCCCTAATTCATGAGAAATAACAGGAAGATTATTCGTCACTTTCGTGCGAATAACGCTGCTTTGAGTTTTATATATACCATAAGCGCGTTGCCTGAACCTGCCTGTTCTGATAGGAACGCCGGTATATTTTTCGATTATTTCAACGATATCATCTACTGTTTTTGAACGTTCACTGGTACCGCTGCTTACAGGAATAGAAGCAGCTTGATCCTGAGGTGCATAAGATTGAGTTTTTTCACCACTTATTTGTTCGTATCTTTCAGTTTTTCCTTTATCATTTCTCTCATTCGTTTGCCTGATTCTATCGCGTCTTTTCTCAAGGCTTCGACTTCGGATCTCGTCAGCATTTCTGAAGTTGTTGAGGATGAAAAGTCCTTCTGCTTGGGTGAGTTCAATTGCTTCATTTGCAATCCCTGCCTCTTTCAATACTGTATTTATATTAACACGACCAAATTTTTCATACAAGGCTTTAACAGTTTCTTTTTTTATCGCTATAGTTTTTGGAGACTTTCCGCGTCCCATGGATAGGGTTGTAACTGCTACAACTTTACCACCATGGGATTCAATATATTCTCGCAGCCTTCGTATTGTTCCTCCCTGGGTAATAACATCGTCAACAAGGATGTATTCCTGGCCACCAATCACAGGGCCATCAAAATATATAGGTTGAAATAACCGTTCCTCACTGGACATTGATGTCCGATATGCACGGTTAATCTGTATAATAGGTTCTGCTATATCCAGTCCTGTTATTTCAGAAATAAATTGAGCATAAGCATTGGGTAATTTATTTTTTCCCGTTGATTCTTCAGCATGAACATAAGCTATTTTAGCATTCGGGAATCTTTTACCTAACTCCTTAATTACTGATATTTTTGCAACTCTATATACTAGTTCAACAGCTGCTTTTTCATCTCCTGCCTTAGCTCTATTATGTAATTCAAGGTTACCGTTTTTTTCGTTCTTTAAAGAAGAGAGATTTGTCATGTTAATGAGCTCCGGGAAGTTTTCAGGCCAGGGTAATACCTTTTCCCGTTTTTCCGGAACCGGCATAGGTTCATTTGGATCATAACTCATGGCCATTGCTGATGCTTTAGCTTTCGCCTGTTTATTGAAATAACCTTTCGCCGGTGCAAAGTGCGAAGCATCAGTAAAATTAATGTTACTGTTATTAAGGGCATATGTAGGAGTAGATATTATAACTCCCACAACATTGTTACCTTCCATCCCTATAAGCAATGATGCTTTATCATAAGGTATGATGTGAGCGGTAACTCCCGGTCTGTTCATGAAGTCTACGGCTTTTTTATTGAATGCGTGTTTTTTCCCGTCTTGTGTCGTAAACACAAGGTACCCTTTCTTTAATGCTTTTCTGCCATTAGCTAACTTAACATCCGAAATCACATTCAAAGGCTGGGCAGCCACTTGGTTTTCCGGCGTTGCTTTTTTCCCGAATTCAAAAAAGGTATTTTTAATTTTGGAAATATCATCTTTTCTGACATTAAAAGCTTTACCTATTTCCTGGGATTGATTTTCTGAAATAGAAAACAGCGCATATCCATCAATTAAAATAGCGTCCTTATCAAGTATAGTGTTGGGATTATTACTGCCGCTTACTAATTGATTTATACCCTTCGGCAGCTCTTTTTTTATCTTTATCCCGAGATTATCCAAAACAACGGCTATTTTGGATGGTTTATTAACAATGTCAAAAGTACCATCCCTGGGTATTTCAATATGAATCATATTACCATCGGTCAATTTCTCTTTTCCTAAATACCCTTTTAGCAGTTGTGTTACGAATTCATATTTCTGTTCATAATCAAAGCCTTTATGAACTGATGTCGGGATTTTTAATGAATCCAGAATATCATCAAGGTCAGCATCCTCAGGCATATCATAAAATGTTTCATAAAGTTCCCTCTGATTTTTGTTAAACTCCTTTAGTTCTATATTTGAAGCTGCTTCTCTCAGATTTTCTTTTGTCTTCTCTATCTGTTCAAGGCGCTTTGCAGATATTTTCTCATCCTGAACACCTGTTTGTGTAACAGCTGTCACACCAGGTACTTTGTTAACATCAACTTGAGCGGTATCTGTTACAACCGGCTCTTTTTTAAAATACCGGTTTAATGTTTCATCTTTGTTTATAAGATCTTTTAATGCAGCATCCTGTGCCTGTTCAATTGTGCCAAAATGTTCTGTTCCATACTCATGTTTGCCGTCTGATGTACTGTATTCAAGATAATAATATCCCTGTGGTTCACCTTCAGGTTCTATAGGTTCACCAGTACGATGAAATAAAACTTTTGCTTGAAGTTCACCATTCTTTGCGGTACCGAACTGCTGCAATTCGGATTTAAGCTTTGAAATTTCGTTTTGTGGTTCTGGTCTTGCCTGCTGTACATTACTTACAGCTGCAGCAGCAGGCAAAGAAAGCCGCTGTTGTGTGGAAATAGTTGCAGGTATTTCTTTGAGAGCAGTTATATTTGGCACATTACTTTGACTTTGCGCAGGCGGTGTTGATGCGGCCTCACTGATAAACCTTCCAGGAGCAGCCCCCTGGGCTACACCTTCCACAACCCTCATTTCATTCTGGATATAATTTTTGAGGTTTTCCATCAATTCAAGAGCTTTATTAACCTGGTCCCTAGCTCCAACGTACCTGTTTTGTTTTAATGCCTGGGTGGATGCATCAATATCGTCCAGGATGGAAGCGTATTGTTTTAGCGCTTCAGCAGGATTCTTTGTGGCCTGCATCCTGGCGACATTGTATTTGCCCTTTATATCTGTTTCAAAAAGCTGCATAGCTTTATTCATTGCAGCTTTATTTCTGGTTGCAGCTGCCAATGTGGATAATGTGCTGGATATACCTTCAAACAAACCTGCAACCAAGGCATTTTTCAGCACTTCACTGCCTGACGGCCTCTCTTCTTTTGGATAGGTGGGTAATGTCGCAGCGGTACCAGCAGCACCAAATCCAATACCTCTTAACACATCTAGCCCAATTTCGCCGCCAATGGTATCTTTTAACGGTGTTTTTGCCAGTAACCTTCCTCCTGCCCCACCTATTACACCACTTGCCAGTCCGCCGGCAGCCATATAAAGAGCGTTCCTGCTTGCTTCGGTTGCAATTTCTCCAACGTCACTGCCCCTGCCGAATGCTCTTTCAGCTCCGGTAATGGCACCGGTACCGATGTTACGCACTATATTTTCAATACTTTTTGGCAATCCTGCAGAACCAACCAGTGGGCCCAAAATCTTGTCAACTATAATAAACTTGCCGACAGAACCTGTTATTTCACCTGCCGTTCTGGCCGTGGTATCGCTTTTACCCGGTACCCAATCCGAATCTTTTTTCATCCATTCCCGGTACGCTTTTTCATCATCCTGAACCCGTGCATATTCCAGGGCTGCTTTACGGGATTTTTTAATCTGCTCATCTGTATACCCCTGTTTTTTAAGTTCGGGTTCAAGCTCTTTATATTCGCGTTCAACATCCCCTTCAATACTCCAGCCTTTTGGCAGCTGTTTATTGGCCTGTTTGTTCCATCTGAAAAGTATGTTTTCAGCAAGCCTTGTAAGGACATTAGCGCCTAAACCTTCACTCAATCCGGAAGTGAAGGAACGAATGGTGTCGCCTATTCCCTGTAATGTTTGCCGTGTTTTAATTCGCGCCAGCTCCGCTTTGGTTGGATTGCGTAATACCGGTACATTAGCTTCTGGGGCAGTTTGAGTACCTGTTTTTTGTCCTCCCTTGTCCAGCGGTTCTTTACCCGGTTGTGTTATTTGAGCAGGTTCATATGTTTCGGGGCGCGTTACAGTAGGCTGAGGCATTTGAAATCCTTTATTCTGTTCAAGCCAGTTAAATACCTCTCTGCTTGATTGCAAGGGTGGTGATTGCATCCTTATAGGCTCCGGTTCAGGCGAGGGTGTATAACCTCTACTTCTCTTGATTTCATCCCAGGTCAGGGTAGTCATGGTAGAAGTTTTTTTATTATTTAATTGTCTTTTCTTTTTTATCTCTTCCCATGTCATTGGCATAAGCTTAGTCTCCTATACTTATAAAGAGTTCTTTCAGCATTTCTAACTGTTTTTCTTTTGGGAGCCACTTGATTGCCTGTTTGAGCTCTTCATTAGTCATATACGGAGCGTTTTCTTTTAACCAGGCTTCCGGATCCGGGGCGCTCATCATATCCTGATACATTGCACCTAAGGTTTCAGGTTCAACTTGTTGGAAACCGCTTTGTAAATCAGCTAAAAGCTGATTGTAAAGATTCTCTCCAATTAAGTTAACATATAGGTCTTTACCCATTTTATTTACATACGCCAGCGCATCAGCGGGATTATCAAAACGATTGGTAAGACCATTAAGAATCTGATAGTAATTTGAAAGCTGGCCGGCAGTGGGTGGTGTACTTTCTAACTCTTTTTTCGTATCTTGCTGCTTTCTATATTCAAATTCATCCTTGCGGAGCCCATAATCTCTGTCAGATTCGAGAACGTTACGGTAAAAATCACGGTCAGATTCAAATACACCGCGGTTAAATGTGGTATCAAACTGTCTCACGCCTTCATTAAATGCCCTGTCAGATTCAAAAATTCCCCTGTCAAACTCCTGATTGTATCTCCTGACATCTTCATCAAAAGCTCTGTCGGATTCAAATACACCGCGGTTAAATGTGGTGTCAAATTGTCTCACACCTTCATCGAAGCTCTTATCAAACTGTCTTACACCCTCATTAAATGCCCTGTCAGATTCAAGTACGCCACGGTTATAGTTCCTTTGGTTGATAAAGTCGCTTACGCGGTCTCTATATGCACCGTATTCAGTTTCATAACCGTACTTTGTGTCACCAACTGTATCACGGTACCTGTTATACTCCTGAGTATCCAATCCAAGTAGTGTTTGCAGCATATTATAATCATTTTTAAGCTCATTCAAATAGCGATTATATGCGGCGTTTTCAAGGGTGGGTATTATGTTAGACAATTGTTGGGCATATGCATTTTGGGCTTGTGATGCTGCAGCTGTAGCATATGAGTTTAACCGCCCACCGGTCAATGCAGTAAGGTTTGCGATCTGGTCATTAAATGCATTTTTGCCCTCAGCTGTATACATTTTTTTGTAGGATTGATATGAAGGATCGTCCTCCGGATCATATGAAAAAGCTGGCCTGTTTTGTAGGGCTAATAATAAAGCATCAATATTATCGGAGTATTTACTCTGGTACGGTCCAGGAGCCGTCCAGGTAGGTACGGCATCCGGAAGTACGTTTTTATTCTGAGCCATTTCAGCAACGCCAGCGTTTGTTGGAAATCCTAATTGGCTTAAAAGTAAGTTAACGTCTTCTACAACGTTATAATTATTAACATGGCCAGGAGCCAGACCATACTGTTGGCCTTCTCCGGTTTTAAACTGAATGGTCCTGTTGGCTGCCGGATTTGTTACTGTGACCATTTTGCTTTTTTCATCCCAGTCGATTTGAGCTCCGGTACCGCTCAAAACATTTCGTAATGCGTTCTGCGGCATGGATGGATCAGTAGTGGTTGCTGCTGGTGTTGATATTCCTGCTTTTTCTCTCCACTGGTTAAGCATATCGTTAGCGGTGCGAATTTCCGCATCAGTTTTGAACAAGCCTTTTTTGAAACCTTCTTCAATCTCTTCGATTAGTTTTTTATAATTAACAGTAGCCAAAATAACCACCCCTTTACTAATCTCATTTTGCCACAAAATAAAATAATCCCCTGCAATCAGGGGTTTAGTGTTTCTACTTCAACAAAATAAAAAGGGTTTTTCATAATAATTAATTATTGTTATTATATTTGGTTATTCTTGCTTTTATTGACATTCAT